TCCAGGTTTTGCTCCCAGTTCCGCCCTTAACGCTCCTGGCTTTTTGATCGCTTTTTGGATCCACTTTTCCGCCATGATTACTTACCTTTCTTGGCTGTTTTGGCTGACTTGATGAAGTCTTCTTTGCTGGGGGCGCCTTTACTTCCTGGCTTACGCATTTTTTCACCAGAGCCAGCAGCAATGCGAGCTTGTTTTTTATGAATGTTTTCATACAATCCTACCTTTCCACCTTCCGCATACTGCGTGAAGTCTGTGTTATCCCTACGGGCTTTCTTTTTCCCAGAAGGCATTTTGCTAGGCATAATTGCGCCCATTCCACGAGAAGCTTTCATGCTCTTGTCTTTCCTTTAATACAGCATCCATCTGCACGGGAAGAAGCTGAAGATACAGAACCACCTTTTTTCATAGCTTTAGGGTTTAAAAGCATTTTCATGTCAGCAGCAGCCCCACCAGTACCACTACCTCCACCACCACGAGTATTACCAGAATAACTTTTTGTGTATTGGTTATTTGCAACTTTTTCAGCCCTAGTCTTTTCAGCACTATCAGATACTTCTGCACGAGCCTTATCATTCTTCATCTGACGAAGAACTCGCTGAGCTTCACGCTCAGTTTCAATAGGATCGGCAGTGTATTCGTCCATTATGCTCTTGTCTTTCCACGAATAGCGCAGCCGTCAGCTCGTCTAGAAGCTGAAGAAGCCTTTACTGAGCCACCAGACTTATAAGACTTAGATGCTTTAGGTTTTACCTTACCACCACGTTTAAAGTCAGGGCGCATCTCTCTAGATAACAAATCAGTAGAGCCTGGAGTCAAATCATCAACCATTGCACCAGATGCACGAGCACGTCCAGCAGGACCAGCATCATAGTTATCTTGTTTCATCTGACTAGTACGGGTATTTGCACGGGCTTCACGAGCCTTATCAACTGGGGACTTATACATGCTCTTGTCTAAACCAATCTGTTTAGTAGTATTGTTTTCTATTTGACGTGCAGCAGAACCTTCTAATTGACGAATAGCTGCTGGGGTATAGGTTTTTAAACCTTTTCTTGTTACATAGCCAAGCATGCCTTTAAGCATACCACCGCCAGGAACATAGTCTTCTGGGTGAACTTCTTCCAGAGCATCTTTTTTCATCAATCCTTCCATACGGGACTTATATTCCGCTGGAGTTTCTAGTTTAGGTTTTTCTTCACCAGGTAACATTTTTTTGTTGTTTTCCCAGTCTGCCTGTGGTTTAGTAACCGCTACTTTGGTTACTGTTTTAGTTACAGGAGTAGAAGGTTTATTTTCCTCTGATACGTTTGTATTAGGTCCTAATCCTTGGTCATCGCTTTTATATGGAGCATTGTTCTCATAGGTATCTTTAGGCGCATCAGGAACAGCACTACGCATACGAGCTAAGATATATGGGTCAGTACGGTCGGGACTTTGCCCGCCTCTTGTCAACCATTCTTCTTGTGCATCGCTAATTCCACCCTCTGCAAAGCGCCTAACTTTTCTTTTAGCTGCTGGTTTCTTGGTTGCCATGATTATTTAGCCTTTTTACCCATTGCGCCACCGCCACACATAGTAATCATCTTACCTTTAGTTAAGCCTTTTTTAGCAATACCATTAGCAGATGAACGGAATACACCACCAGATTTCATACCTTTTGGCTCAGATGTCTCACCTTTAGCGTACATAGCTGGAGATAACTTACCAGACTTAATAGCTTTAGCTTGTTTAGCAACATTTTCTTCTTTATGTCCCTCAGACTTCTCACCTTTAATATAATCCTTAGAGGAGATAGCGCCCATACGCAGAGCTTTAGCTTCACGCATTTCTTCTGTTTTAGTCTCTTTACCACCAAATAGTTTCTTAGCCATTCCGCCACTCCCAAATTTTTTGCCTTTATCGGCGTTCAAAAAGTCTTGTCCTACAGACTGCTTAATTCCAACCTTCTTAGCAAAAGCTGGGTTTTTGGCTACTGCAGCCATTAAATTGTGTTGCTTCTTAGAGGTACTAGGCATTAAGGTCTCCAATGCCCTGTTACATAATCAACTAACCAACCACCTAAAGCGACTATCCCAATCCACAAAAGACTAGTTAATGTTTTTTCAATAATAGCTTTACGTAATGCTGCTCTATCCGCTTCAGCTTTAATAGCCATCCGAACCCAATGAACTTCTTCATCTGATAATGGGTGTGCTTCAACAGCTTCGGCAACAGCTTGTTTAATGGTGGTTTGAATTAATAATGCTAAAGAAGCAAAGTCTTTACGTCTATCTTCACCGTTATAGGTTTCGTTGGCTACTATCATTTGCATTTCCATCTATTAAGGCTCGCAGCCTTACGAGTAGGCTTACCATTCTCGTCTTTCATCGGACCAGGCATACCTGACATACGGGCACAAAAAGACTTCTTCCTTGCTCCGCCTTCTGGTTGTGGGGCTTTTAAGTTACTACCTGTTGCTGCATTATATTTAGCACGACCTTTGGCAGTTAAGCCAGCGCCTTTAGATACAGGAAGTTTTTCACCACGTCCTACGGCTAAAGAAGGAGTTTTATTTTTAGTTGCCATTATGCTGCGTCCTTCTTTGCATCCATAGAAACCATCAGTGGGTACAAGTAGTCCTCACCAAAAGCTCCAGCAAACTCTTCCATACCCATATGACCTAGCTTAATAGTTGGGTCAATCCAGACTTCAAAACCTAGTTCACGGGCGCGGTCACAGAATAAAAAGTCTTCACCGATGTAAGTACCTTCTTTTAACGCGAAGTCAAAGAACGCAGTAATTTCGTCTCCAACTTTCTTCTCGTCATGGTAGCGCCACTCAGGATGGGCTTCATAAAGCTTCTCAAATACTTCACGGCGGATAATCATAAATGCTGTAGCCACACGCTTAGCTTTAACTAAACCCATGTGGTTCATTAAAATGTTCTCGTCTTCGTCAGTATCTAATGTAGAGATATAGACTTTACCCTTTTTACGAGCTACTGGAATACCAGCAACGATGCCCTTCTTAGGGTCACTGTTCCATGCCATTAAACGGAAAATATCTTCAGCTTCAAAGTTAATATCCGAATCAATAAACATTAAATCTGTGCAGTCCGAGTCTAAAAAGTCTTTAGCAATCAGGTTACGGACACGAGAAACTACTGAGCATCCAGAAATATTGCAAATCTGAATGTCTACACCGTGCTGCATAGCACGAGTACAAAAAGAAGCTAGCGAAATAGCTAGCTTGGCAGTCACTTTAAAGTCGTAAGTTGGAAGACCGAGCATGATCTTCCGCCCTGCTAAACTATATGATGCCTCTACCTGAGTAGTCTCTGACATTTTTTATCCGTAAGTAATTTGAGTAGATGCTATGTTTAGTGAATTTGCATAAATACCATATAGGCACAAAATACCTTCACCTGGGACTAAAATCTGAAATGGTTGCACTCCTGTACTAGTAGTGATACCTAGTACCCATCTTCCGCCTCCAGCAACATAGTTACATACTGTACTTGTAGCAATGGTTCCAGAGTTTAAATCAGTAATGGTAAATGTATTAGCATCAGATACTGTAATTGGATAGTTTCCAGAAACAGGGGTTATGTTTGATGCTCCAACATAAGCAATACCAACTATGTCTCCAGTAGATAGACCATGAGTTGTTTTTGTAATTGTTACTGTTGTACCAGAACGACCATAAGTAGCAGCTATTGGAGCAGTTGTGGTATCAAAAAAATCTAAATAACCAGCAGTGCCAGTACCAATGAACGCACCTTGTTTTAGGCGAGTTCTACCAACATACATAAAACCAGAGCCTTGTACCTTAGACGTTTTTACGTCATATTGCATCGTCATAATTAATCTCCTAAGATGTTAAGTGAGCTAGGGAAAACCCTAGCCCATAAGATTAATTAAACTTGTGTGCCAGTAGGACGTTGGCTGCCATCAGAGTTACGAACCGCATAAGTAACGATAACTGTTGCCGCACCAGTAGTTAGAGCAGTACCAGCTAATGTGTAAGCAATCAACACATCAGAAGTACCTACGTTCAACCAGCCACCAGGAGTAGTAGCATTAGCGCCCAAAGCAACAGAACCAACGCTGGTAATAGTGCCAGTAGTGGTAAAGGCTGTGCCGCCGATGTTTAATACGCAAGTTGTAGCAGCACTAAATACGGTTGTAGTAACAACTTTAACGTCCACAATTTGTGAACCAGCAGGAACAGCAATAGGGCTGCCTGTTAATGTGCCATAAACTACGTTAGCAGATTGAGAAACAACTGTGCAGCCTGTGTTAGCTAAAGTTGTAGCAGTTGTGCCAGTTGTGTAACGGTTTGTGCCTAATAGCCAAGGACCTAAGTGAGTAGCGAAACCCATAGTAATTCTCCATACAAAGTAAGCTTATTAATCGTGTATGCGCCCGCTGGGTCGGTTTAATAAGCTGGTTCCCCAGTTTTCACCATCTTACTACTTTTTTAAAGTTATGCAATCTTTTTTACAAAGAAAAACCCCGCTTAAAAGGCGGGGTCTTGTTACCTCCGAGAATCCCCAGAAGCCTAATTCTAAGGTGCTGATTAAGCGCCTTGTGATCCCCACATGCCCAAGGGGTCCGACCAGCCGAAGCTGTAACGCTCACGGCTCTTGTAACGTACGTTCCCAGTGTCAAAATCTCCATCCATATTGTTGCTTAATGGAGTACGGACAAAGTGCTTCATGCCGTTAGGTACATCAGTTGTCAAGAAGTAACCATTAGGGTCTGTCAAGAAGTTGTTAACTGTGTAACCTTCAGAGATAGAACCATTGTTTACGATGGCATTGATGTCGTTATCGGTTGTACCAACACGCAACTGAGTTTCGAGCAAGCGAGTTGCAACGAATTGTAATTGTGGTGGAACAATCAATTTCTTAGGTTTAGCAGCGATTAACAAACCACGTTCGTCAGTCCACTGAGCGATCTGAATGATTGCAGCTTCCAAAGAAGTTTCGTTCAAATCAGCCATTGTTGACTGAGTATTGCTGTTTGTACCGCCAGAAACCAATGGGTGAGCAGTGCTGAACAATGCAACGCCGTCGCCGCCTGGATAAGAGGAAGAGAAACCGTTGTTGATAACAGCAGCAGCTTTAACCTGCTTGGTGTAAGCCATAGCACGAGCCAAAGCCTTTGTATAGCGAGCAGATAAAGAATCGTAGAGGTTGTCTTCGATTGCTTCTTCAGTCAAGCTAAAGCCAAGGGCAATAGTTTCGTGGTTGTAACGAGCTGTGAAAGCCTCTTGTGCATTGTCATAAGCGATGGCAGAACCTTCGTTTTTGACTGGTGCAGCTGAGAAGCCAGACAGTTTTGTCTCTTCTTCGAACGAACGCTCAGAAGTCTCTGTTTCATAGATTTCTTTGTGTTGTTCACCGTAGCGAGCATACTCAAGTCCGAACAAAGCGTTCAATCCTGGGAGCAACTCTTTCAGTAGTTGTGCGCGTGAAATAGCCATTATTTAGCTCCTTAAGCTGCTGTTGCTACAGCGGCAGAGC